TGGTCCTTAGGCAAAAGCACGCGCCCAATGGCGACGAAATCAGCCTCGGAAACCGACGCCTGAAAAAGCCGGTCATCCAACTGCGAGCGCACGTCATAAGCTTCCTGCTCTGGTTCGGGCTCTGGTGCCTTCCGCACAGGCTTGGGCGCGGGCGCAGGCGCAGGCTTTGTCTCAGTCGCCTCATGGAAGCTTGGTTTTTGCACCTTCTCAACCGGGGGTTTTTGCACCTTCTTCTCAACCGGGGAATCAAACCAGTCAGCAGGATCTGACATCCCGTCTTTGATCGAGCTGTAAATTTTGCGCAACTGCACCACCTGACCCGGCTGGATAGAATCAAGTCGGCGCTGAATGCGCTGCTCGATCTGATCTTTTTGCACCCCCATGTCGTCAAAGGCTTTTACGAGCTTAGCAATGCCCTCAGGCGACACATCGGCTTTGGCGCGCAACGTCTTCTCGCATTGCTCCACTGCGGTCTCGATGACATCGCCCGGAATCACGCCTAAAATGCAGGCGCGAAGCCTGCGAGCCCCTTGATTGGCCACCATCTCATAGATGTCGCGCGGGTCCGTGAGCCGCTTGGTTCCATTTTTCGTATACCGAAGGTGTGGAACCTGAAAAACCTTTACCTGCCGACAGTTGGTTTCCTGATCCCATGCGTATGCCTCGACCACGGATACTCCGTTATCCTGGCTGAGTTCCTTGATACCAAAGTCCATATTGCCCCAGTTTTGCGCCATAGTTTCAGCCAGCCGGATGCTAGGGCCGGAGATGTCCGACCCCCCACGGCTGTACGTGTAGAGCGCATTTTCGGCCAGGCCCTTGCGCTGGCATGCGTTAAGGATTCTATCCATGGCCGCGATCGGGTCTCGAGGAAACTTCTTGGCGATCACCAAGGCAGCTTGGATCTCGGCGACCGCCCGTTGGGTTTCGGCTTGAGCCAGGGCGTTGTTAGACCCCGAGATCCGTTCAGGTTCGGGTTGGAATGGGTTTGCGACAAGCTGGTTTGACATATATGTGGGTTCTGTTGTGGGTTTGGTTTAACAAAGTTCTGAATACAATGCGTCTTCGATCATTAAGCCGATCTGCTCGTTGATTTGGGTCGCGCACTCTTGCAAATGGCGCGCAGTCTGTCCCGCCTGCATGAGCACGTTAGAAGCATCCGCTTCGGTCGTACAGGTTGCCGCCACGATCTGTCTTTGCGTGGCTGCCGCCAGCGCTTGCAGCTCACTAAATGCGTTTAAGAGATCTCTGCTCATTTGCGATCTTGCCGGTGGTTACACTTGCTTCGCGGCGCCCCAACCGCGCTTCTCATCTCGCTAGGCCTCCAACTCCCGTCACTTTGCAATTTGATTCCCCTGGCCGCGTCATACTTCACTGCTTCAGCCATCAGCTTCGTGGCTGCGGCCAGATATTCGCTGCGGTCACTCAGCACGGCACCCAACAGGAGGACGCACCCGGTTGCGGTTAGGTCGTCTTCACGGCTAATTACATGGTGTTCGGTCATTCCAGTTCCTCCTGCTCATACCATTCCGGCTCGAATTCGATGCGCATGGGATACGTGCGCACATAATCATCTTCGCCCAGTTCCTCCGGGCACGGCATTTCGTTTGGTTCCATATTGCTTTCGGGTTGGCGAGGCATCGCCTTTTGCGCGCCTGACTCCGTCGAGGAATGCGCGTCGGGTAGCATCTTGCATGTCGATCCGATCGAGCGCATGCTGGACCCAACATCCCAGGGTAAAGCCGAGCCCAATGAGAATCACATGATAGAGAGCTTCGATAATTGTCATATCAGGGTTTGAAGTCGGACGTTAGCCTTATTGGCAGCCGCCGCAGCCGATCGAAGAATGCTGTAAAGGATCTCTGCCGTTGCGTGCCGGTCGGAGATCCCGGCCATCGAAAGCGAAGCTGTCGCGATCTGGCACGCAATCTGATCCAGCGTGACGCCCTTGGCCTCCTCCCGCACATTGTCTTGCAGCGAATCCAGAGTGGGAAGACAGCGCCCCTGAAACTTATTGGCGCTTCCCAGACGCTCGGTCACCAGTTTGCTGACCCGGCGAGCCTCCGCTTTGCTCAGATGCTCCGGATCTGCACCGTCTCGTTTAAGAACCCGGATGCGGACAAGCTCCGAGCGCGGGATTCGATATGTCCCACTGAACGAGCACTTCCTGGCTTGCATCCGGCCCGAGGCGCACCAGCGGTAGATCGTCTTGCGATCGTAGCCCGTGAGCGCGGCTGCTTGGCCTGTCGTGAGAAAGTCAATGGCGGCCATGGAGGTTAATTGGTCGATCGCCAACCAGAACTGTGCGAACGCTCAATCCGCGAAAGTCGAAGGAGATCAATTGCACGACGCGCCCTCCTCTCTGCGGATGGTGATTTGTCCGGTCTCGGCGATTTCCGAAAGCACAACCCGAAGGCCCTGCCGAATGAGGTCTGATGCCGCCAAGCCGGTTTGCTCGCAAGCACGCTCTAAGCGCGCCGCCATGTCGGACGGAATGCGAACCCCAAGCTGCGTGTCGTTTTTGTTACCTTTCATAAGTCTCTGTTGATGTGGCTGACAATGGCAGACATTGTCTGCCGCGTCAATAATGTTTTTGCGGTTGTTGTTTTTTTGTGGTGAATGTCCGCCGTGAAACAAACTACGAACGCGATCGCCTCGATGCCGGCATCCTCGACCTTGTGCGCACCGGCAAAGGCACCAAGGGAAGCTGGCTCAAGGCCCTCATTTACGACTGCATCCAGGTCCTGCTCGGCCCCGATGCGCGGGAACCTCGGATTGATGTCGTCCTCGACGAGCTTCCCAAAGCCGCAGCAGATCGGCTGGCAAAAAAATCCTGACATTTTGTGATTGACATTGCTGCCACCGGGCGCACGCGCCCCGGCCATGGCAGAAGATACCACAGCGACGGCGCAAGCCTCGCCAGACGCAGCAGAAACCGGCGATTCGCCGTTTCCGGGGCAAGACAACGCCAATGTCGCGCAAGAGCGCGAAACGCAGTGGGGCGAAGACCTCGACACCTTTGATGTCAGCGACGCCTTGCAACAGGCAACTCGCGATGAAACCAGCGAGAACGAAACCGCTGCCGACACAGGTTCCATCTTCGATCCCAACTTCGAGCTGGAAGAAGAAGCTGACTCCACAGAAACCGAAGAGGCGCAAGCCCAAGGCCACTTAACGGAGCAAGCTGAAGACGACACCGAGCAGCAACCAGACACAGACGCAGCCGCCCAGGATGATGCTGATCCCGAAGAGGATGATGCATTGCCCAAGCGCTTGCGGCTCAACTTCGAAAAACTCAACGGCGTGCCCGAGCGTGACAAAGCGATCATCGCCCTCATGCGCAAGCGTAACATCAGTTACGACGCAGCCCGCAACGAGCTATTCGGAGAGACACCAGCGCCGACATCGCAGAAGGAAGATGCATCCCTCAAAGACGCATCCACCCCCGAAAGCAACGACGCACTGGCCGCTCTCGATAAGGAAATCAACGAGCTTGTCGCACAGCGGGAGAACGCTGCCGACGAATACCAGCATCGCGAATACGCGAAGCTAACCACTCAGATCGAGGAAAAGCGCGATGCCCTCCGCGAACTGAAATTCGAGCAAAAGCTCAAGCAGCAACAAGCGCAACAGACCGTAGCCCAGCAGGTGCAAACCAGCATGGAGCGGGCCGTTGAAGCGTTTCCCGAGATCGGCGAGCCCGGCTCAGTCTTCCGCACAGCAATCGAAAGCGATATTCAGCGTCTCGAATCCACCAATCCCGCGTTCTTTCATGATCCAGATTGGCCCGAGACATTGGCCGCAAAACACGCCATGCGGCTGGGAAAAGTCCCGGCAAAAGCGCAGCAGACAGGCCAACAGCCATCGAAACCCGATGTGCAAGCCCGTCGCGCGTCGCGTCCTGTGCAATCCCCTCCCTCACCGTCGCCGGGTGGCGTCTCGGTGAATGGGGCCCAATCCACCGGTCGGGTCGACCCGACCAACATGTCACCGCAGCAGCTAGCCGCTTACCTCTCTGACCCCAAAGTGTCTGAAGCCGAGCAATCCCGGCGTCTGGCGCAAGTCATGAAGGCAACACGCTACAGCCTGATGTGACCCAAAGGAGGCCATTATTATGGCTAACGTACAACAACTCAACATTCGTAACCTCACAGGCCTAAAGGCGGAATCCGCCAAGCTGGTCCAAGAGTTTTTCAATCGCGAGATCCATCGCACCGCCCGCCAGCGGTCGCTCTTCGCAGGCATGCTCGGCGTGCGTGTGCAAAAGAGTCGTGATGGTTCCGCCCATCGCGCACGGCGCGCCATCGGGGAAAAATATGACGCGGCCAAAGGTCTGGGCGATGTCATCAACTTCCCCACAGCCGGAGAACTCGGGCTTCTCGGTCGTCATGACGACGACATCCTGCGTGGTAACGAGGAAAACCCGGATCAGAATAACTTCCAGGTCACCATCGGCCGCGTTCGTCACGCTGTCGCTTGGACCACCTTCATGCAGGCCATGGCATCCACCGGCGCCACCCTGGAGTACACGTATAAAGACATGATGTCCGGCTGGCTTGCTCGCAAGATGGACAACGACATCCTGCTCACCATGCTGCGCAATGCCACCAGCGCGAATACTATTCGCCCTGAGTCCAAAGGCAGCCTGGATGCACTCCTCACCACCAGCACCCTCGATGTCGAGACCTTCCGCCGCGCGAAATCGCTCCTCGGAACTCTCGGCGCCGAACCGCTCGAAGTGAAAACATCCGCCAGTGGCTCCGCCATTGATTGCTATTGCCTGGTAGGCGGCGAGCAAACCCTCCTGCCGTTGAAAAGCGATCAGGAGTATCGTGATGCAGTCGAACAGGGTTACACCCGCGGCGATCAGAATCCGCTATTCCGTGGCTCCTACGCCATGTTTGATGGATCACTGATCTTCGGACTCAAGGCCCGATCGGTGCAGCCATCGAGGTTCGCGCCAAGCTCGGCACCGCCATCACGGCCGGCACCACGGCAGTGGATATTACCGGCGGCGGACAAGCCACGCCTTCCACAGATCACAAGCCCTTTGCTTGGTTCCCTGGCGGTGGCTGGAAAGTCAACGGCACGGCGGTCCCATCTGATGTTGCAGGCACCAAGTATGTTGCCATCATCAACATGACGGGTGCTGATGCTGGTAAGTTTGGCGTTTACAGCTACGTCGAAGCTGACAACAACGGCAACGCCATCACCATGACGGCCCGCCTCGGCCCTGCGGCTGCTGGCGATGCTGTCACCTCGCTTGCTGGTCAGACGTGGGATTCCGCCATCCACACCAACGCGCATCCCACCGGATCGCTCATCATCCCGGTCAACGCGAAATGCGTGCAATACGGCTACGCTCTCTTCCTTGGGGTCGACTCTGTCTGCCTCGGATGGGGCAAATACCCGCTTCGCGACATCCGACATGACGACGATTACGAAGACCAGAAAGGTCTCGGGATCGAAAGCTACTACGGGCTCAACGTTCCTCGCGACGTTAACGGCAATCCCTACTCCTACTTGGTCATGGAAATGGCCATTCGGACGCACGGATCGCCGCTCCCTGCGGTCACGTCGTAACCATTCACCTGCCGCTGTCCTGTTCTATTCGGGACAGCGGCTTTTTTCTAAGCCCGTCGCTAAAATCCAAATCCCTATGCCCAAAATCGTTTGCTACATGCAAAAAGGCGGCATGACCGGCGTCAAGCAAGTCGTGCCTGGTCGCAAGACCAAGTTCATTTTTCCTTGGAACGACCAGCGCCATGCGCACTGCTTAGAGTTTCCTTCCTTCGAAGCTTTCAACGCCGTGCAGCATGACCTTCTCGGAGGCCCGCCCAAGGTACCTGTTTTCATCGACCTGATTCCCGACGAAGAAGCCGTCGCGCCCGAGCCAGCGCCAGAGCCAGCGCCAGAGCCCACACACCCAATCCCGGATCTCGCGCCCACGTCCTTAAATCCACCACCCCAAGAGCCAGCAGAATCTCCCGCTGGCGAGATTGAGCACGCATCAGCTGCATTTATCAGCCGTCGCGACGACCTTGAGACCATGAGCCTCGTCGAACTCAACACCCAAGCCCGTCAACTCGACATCCCCGGCCGCGCAAAACTTCGCACGCGCGACCAATTAGTCACCGGCATTCTTCAGCACGAATTTCAACACACTGAATGAGCGAGACCGTTCAGACTCTAGCCCTAGAGGCATACAGCTATATCGCGCCCGAGGATTCGGTCACCTTGACCGACGCCACCTCCGCGCAACTCACGCGCATCATCCGCGATATGAACCGAGCGGCCCAGCGCATTTACAGCCATGCACCCGCCTGTTTTAAAACCGAACTTGTTCGCACCCTTCTCGCTCCTGAGTCCGTCACAGCCACCCTTACCAATGGCTCCACAGCCGTCACAGCGCTTACCGGCTTCACCGGCACGCCCAATGGCGAATCTGTTCTCTGGCCTGGCGACATTGATCAAAATGGGCTCTATACCGCAGCCTCCGACACACTGCTGCTTGCCGCTTTTGCTGGCACCACCGGCACCACCACCGGCACCGCTTATCATGATGTCATCGACCTCACCAGCGAAGGCATGGAGCGCGCTTTAAGCGACGGCACACTTTACGCCGCCGGATACAATCCGCGTCGCATCCGCCCTGCATCTACCAGGAGCGAATGGATCTCGTATCGCGATGCGTCCGCGTACGATTACCCGAGCGTGTATTCCGGGCACGATTACCCGATCGTGTATTGGGTCGAGACGCGCATGATCAGCGCCACCGATCGCCGCATCTGGCTGCATCTCGCACCCGCTCCACGCAAAGTCTGCCGGGTCTCGTTCGACATGTTGCGGCGCGCGCCCACCTACACCCTCAGCGATCTCGGCACCGATGGCACAGACCCAGGCACCACCATCGAGATGCCGGATGAAATGGTCCACAGCATCTTCACCCCCATCTTCCTTTACTTCTGGGCGCAATCCCCATTTTTCGCCAACACCGAGGCCCGCAAAGAAATCCGCGATGGTTATGCCATGGCTTTGGCGGACCTAGAACGTTACTCAGCGCAAGCCAACCGCGGCGGACGCATCATCGTCACCACCGGATCATGATCGACAGCCATGGCTGATTTCAATCACCTCCCACAGATCCCGCGCAACATCATCGATCGAGCCGCGCAGCTCGCCGGAAAAGCGCTCATCTATTATCCCGAGGCGACCAAGACTTTTCGTCGCGCCGTTCGCCTCGTCTCTGTCCCTCATCGCAAGGGCGATCTCGCTTTCGGAACACCTGACGAAGATTACCCCGAGCTTCTGCTCGTGCAGAATCAACATCAGTCAGCCAACGCGCAGCACTCTACATTCATGCGCGTCTATGATGAGCTGCTGACTCGCGCCGAGCAAATCGGCTGGAATTACGCCATCTCCTACCCCTACGACGACGAGGCTTTCCCGCAGATCGATTGGAGCTACCGCGTCAAGACTGCCGATTACGAACCCAGCGCCGACCTGAGCGCATGCCCGATCGCCGCTTACACCACGCTCAAGTTGATCTCAAGATCGAAACCAGTCGAAATCGATCCCATCTTCTCGCGCGTTACCGAGACCTTCCGCAAGGTTCCCGTCGCTCCCTTCGCGGGAGCGCGGATTGAAACAGGAACTCAGCGACATATTGCACGACAAGCGACGTCGCTCCCTTCGCGGGAGCGCGGATTGAAACTCGACCTTGTGGCGTCA